ATATGCCCATATACCAATAAACCCAACGGTAAAACTTTATTTTCTAAATAAATTGTCAGTTTAAGCGCTTCTAATTGGAGCGCTTAGGCGGGTATTTTTTTATCTTTTAATATCTCGATCTCAAAATAAAAAATTGCATGTTAAACGGGCTTTAAACGGGTTTGACGTTTTTAATAAAGAATGACGTTATTAAGGGTTTGGTAGCAAGAAAACAGTTTTGATTTCTGGAAACATAAAAGGGTTGTAAACATAAAAAAAATTCCCTACGCGCGCATGTGTGTGCGTGTGGCTCAAGATTTGATCTTCAGTTTTGCTAACCTTTAATCATAGGGGGTCAAGGGGTGGGCTGGTGGTTAAGGGGTTGCCGAGAGTTACCCCAATGGAAAACCCCAGTGACCCCAACGTACTATAGTCTATATATATATAATATAGGTATATCATATTGGTAAATATTATAACTGTTTATAGATATTTTACCTACATTATATATAGCACACATGTGGTCATTCAACCCGCACACTCTTGCTGACTGACTGTGTATGGATATGTTTTTGTGTGTGATATTGGATAACTGTGTATGTATAATTGTGTATGTATAGATATAAATATAAAATATATGTTGCAAAGTTTATTTTTTTTAGTGTAAGATGTGAACTGTAGTAGATTGATATGTTTTTATAACCTAACAAAAGGAAAGATATTATGAAGATTTGTAAAGATTGTAAGCATTTAAGTATTGCAGAGTATGGCTCTGCTTTTTGTGTCAGCCCCAACAATGGTATTGATTTAGTGACTGGTAATCTTCAACCTAGAGATCCTCGTCAAAACCGTTATGTATTAGAAAACATTGGTTGCGGTCAAGAAGGCAAGTGGTTTGAGCCGAAGTTTGAGATTGACGATGATGAGCACATTGCCTCTGTTTTCTGTCGTGGAGGTGCATGATGGAAGAACCAACCATAATGGAAGTAGGTTATCAAATTCAAATTAATGAATTGAAAAACAAGGTTGACGTGTTGGAATCAGAGATTGGTGCGCTTGAAGATAAGATTGAAATCCTTAAAGAACTTGTTAAAACATTAGCGGAGTTATTATGAACGATAGAAACGATTTTGAACCAGCAGTAAGAAATGCAGCATGGTGGAGTGGTGATAGCCGTCAAGTCATAAATGGTAATGCAGTCGAAACAGTCCTCATTAAACAGGGTAAGTTGGCACCCCCAGACTTGAGCAATGTGGAAGCCGTGCAAATGGGTCATGTAATGCAGCCGATTCTTGGTAAACTAGCACAAGATAGATTACAGATGGAATTAAAAGATGCGGATTATGCACTTAGTCATCCTAGGGAATCTTGGCTTCGATCTCATTTTGATTTTATTAGTGCGGATGGGTCAACTCTCGTAGAAGCAAAGAATTACAATGCAATGGTGCGCAATAAATTTGATGCAGAAACAAATCGAGTGCCACAGGCGGATTATATTCAATGCTTACACGAAGCTACTGTTCACAATGTGGATCGGGTCATTCTTGCGGTTTTATTTGGTGGACAAGAATTTGTCACGTTTGACTTTACTTTCACACAAGACCAAAAATTAGACTTTATCAAGCAAATGTCAATTTATTGGGCGCATGTTGTGAGTGGTACTGTTCCTCCAGCAAAATCGGTGGATGATACAAAATTAGCTTATCCACAATCAGTTGACGGTATTGTCATCGCTAATCAAGCAATTGAAACCCGTGTCAGTGATCTCAAGCAATTGAAGGCAAAAATTAAAGAGCTCGAAACCATTGGTGATGAGTGGGAAACCGAGATTAGAAACGCATTAGGTGACCGTTCAGAGCTTCGCACGTTTGATGGTAATACCTTAGTGACCTGGAAGTCCTCAAAAGCCTCGATGAAGTTTTCCGCTGATTTGTTTAAGACTGCGATGCCAGACATTTACTCAAAGTTTGTAGTTGAACAAATGGGTTCACGGAGGTTTTTAATCAAATGATTGAATTTTACTTAGGTTTGCTCATTGGTTTTGCCCTTGCGTTGATTTTTATTATTGTTTGGGATAACTACGATGAATAATTTAGATATTGCAATTTATGTGATGGCAGCCAGTTCTGTCATTGATACTCTACTAACAATTTGGGAGAAATTTATATGAACGCTTTAGTCACGGTTCAAGATATGGGGGTGATGGCAGATGCCATTGTCCGAAGTAAGTTTTATGGTTTTCAAACGAAGGATCAAGTCATTGCAGTGATGTTGGTGGCTCAAGCAGAAAACAAGCACCCAGCAACAGTGATGCAAGAGTATGACATTATTCAAGGTCGCCCAGCTCTTAAGAGTCAAGCTATCTTGGCACGTTTTCAACAGGCGGGTGGTAAGGTGCAATGGCAAGAAATAGGTGCCAAGCGTTGTATTGGTACTTTTACGCATGAGTCTGGTGGCAGTATTACTGTCGAGTGGACAATTGAAATGGCGAAGGAAGCGGGCATTTACAAAGTGGGTTCAGCTTGGACAAAGTTCCCAGAAGATATGTTAAGAGCTCGTGTTATCTCAAGAGCGGTACGATCTATTTATCCAGCTTGTATTTTAGGTCAATACAGTTCAGAGGAAGTGCTAGACTTTGAGCCTAGAAAAGAACGGGATATTACTCCGCCTAAAGTTGAAACTGTATCAATTATTCAAGGCAATGAGGTGGTAGAGATGCCCGCAGAAGTGGTGGAAGATTTACCGAAGTTGCCTCTTTATATTCCAGGATCAACAGAGCCTTATGCTAATTACTTGACAGTAAATGATTGGCAAGCTGGTTTTCTACAAATGTTCTCTCGCATTAAAAATGCAAAGTTGACGGATGAAGAAAAAGCAGAGAAGTATGATTCTTTAAAAGAAGCTAATAAGGTTTTTATGGATTCATGGGATAGTGTCACTTTGAGTAAACTATTAGCTGGTATTAATCGAGAAATGAAAGGTTCAGAATGAGTTACGCACATAACGCACAACCTGGCAAAGGGGTGTTATTTCAAAATAAGAAAAAGCACGAGCGTAGTCCCGATTACACGGGTTTGATTACGGTTTCTAGGGATTTGAAGGCGGGTGAACAAGTGAAGATTGCAGCATGGATTAAACAGACTGGTAGTGGTGTTTTACTATCACTTAGTGAAGATAACTATGTCCCGCCACCAAAGCAAGAAGAAGTATACCCGAAAGAAGTTAGCCGTATGGATGATGATGACATACCTTTTTGATAAGTCATTCATTTTATTGAATTTTATATGATTACTTTAAGATTACCGTATCCGCCTAGCATGAATGCTTACTGGTTAGCTTCTGGTCACAGACGTTATATCAGTAAAAGAGGGCAATTGTTCAAAAAAGCAGTTGTAGATTATGTTCTGGAACATCGCATACCAAAACTAAGTGATATTCCCCTTGCGGTTGCGGTAATACTTCATCCACGTTCAAAAAAATTGATGGATGTTGATAATTGTTTAAAACCAATACTCGATGCGTGTCAAGATGCGGGTATTTTTAATGATGATGTGCAAGTTCAATTTTTATTAGTGACTCGTGGTGATTTAAAAAAGGGTGGTGGATGTACAGTAATGATTAAAGAGTTCCGCCCAGTCTAGGGGGGTGTTAGGGCTGCGCCAGTCGGCTGCTTAGACAAACTGGCATTTTCTAACAAGGGGATAAAGATGAGATTAAAAATTTATAGTTTGCATTGGCAAAATATTGATGACCGAATCGTTTGGGGTCAACAAAAAGTTTTTCGAAAATTAGATTTACCTATTTTTCAACATTGTATTGATGGTATTAATCATGCAGACTGGATGCAATGGGTGACAGATACAACAGATGCAGAAGTCATTTTATTTGTGGATGTCGATTGCATTATCACTAATTTATCTGAAGCCGTTAAATGGATTCATAGAGCTCAAAATGGTTCTTTAGTGGGAAACATACAATCAACCAATCATCTCGGTCCAGAAGTGGCTAAAAAGACTTTTGCAGCACCTTCTTTTCTTGTCTTGCATAAAATGTTGTATGAAAAACTTGGCAAACCATCGTTTAAGGCAACTCCCTACGGTGACGTAGCGCAATTATTGACAGATACCTGGAGGATGCACCAAAAACCCGTGCATTTAATACCAGTAACTCATTTTGAGAAGCCTAAATGGGCTTTAGCTGGAGTACCAGATAGTTATGGCATTGGCACTACTTTTGGTGATTGCAATTATCATCTTTTTGAATCTCGAAATAACGAGCATAAAGAACTCTTTTATAAAAAAGTTGAGGAGGTCATGAAAAAATGAATCAATTAACTTTAAGCGAGTGGATTAGTGTCAAAGATAGATGCCCTGAGATTGAAACTCCTGTCTTAGCAATCGTAAAAGGTGAAATGCGGATTGCTGAAAGAGTTTTACATTATCCAAATTACCATGATTCAATCCCTGAGTTTGATTACTGGGATTGCCCTTTTAATGACGGTCAAGATTGGGATTACGGTGACGTGACCCATTGGATGCCTCTACCAAAACCTCCAGAGGTGGCAGAATGAATAATACAAAACAACTTTATGAGGAAGTATTGTCTTATGAAGAAATTGCCGAGATTACGCATCAAAAACCCAAAACTGTTTTTATGATAAAAAAAAGAGCTATGGATAAATTAAAAACCATGTTGGCAGAAAAAGGTTA